AACTAGTAAATCTCCTGATATATTAACATTGTTTGAGAATGTTCTATTACCAGTAATCGTATCAGCGAGACCTATAGTATAAGAAGGAGCTCCTCCTAATGCTTGTGCTGCGGTACCTGTAATATCAATTTCACCAGACGTTTGAGTTAGTGTGATAGTTGTGTTACCTTGTACTGCATCCCCTGCACTTGAACCGTAATCAACAGATAATGCTGATCCGCCGCCTCCGGAAAGACCAGTTCCTGCTACTGCAGATGCTAATGCATCGGCATCAATTCCTCCGTCTTTAACACTAATTGTTCTTGCACCAGCGCCATCAAATGTAGTTCCGGTATTTAATTGTATGGTAGCATTATCTACTGTCAATGCATTTGGCACTTTAAGAACAGATAATGTGTTACTTGATACTTCAATTGTAGATGTATCGGCAGTATTAGTATTTAACATACTACCTTCTACGGCAGTTGCTTGGATGGTTGAAACACCATTGGTGTCAACGTTTACATCTCCAGCAATCGTATCTATTATAGATCCTGAAATTGCGGATATTAATGTAGTGGTATTAACTGCAACGTCATTAGTGTTAACTGTGATGTGAGTACCTGCTCCAACTGCGGCTGTTCGGGCTGTTCCTCCGTTGTATGCCGAAGATGCTGCTAAACCAGCTCCTATAGTAAGATCATCTAGATCGGTTCCCAAAGCTTTTCCACTAATTGTGCTGTTTGATAAAGCTGAGTTAGCTACATTTGCTAATGTACCGCCTAATGTTATAGTACCAGTTGTTGTAATAGCTCCGCCGGTTAAAGTTAAACCATTTACACTTCCTGCTGTTGCTACATTAGTTACAGTTCCGCCTCCCGCAGTTGATGTAATAGTAATAGATCCAGCTCCGTTCGTAACATTAATACCTGATCCTGCTGTGATTGTTGCTATAGCAGGATCTCCAGTACCGTCTCCAATTAATAGTTGACCATTTGTTAATACTGAAGTTGCTGTTACAGCACCAGTTCCGCTACCTAATAATATTCCACCATCTGTTAAAGATGTTGCACCAGTACCACCTGATCCAACCGGTAAAGCTGTGCCTAATGATAATGATGCTAAATCAGCAGCTGAGCCTGAGACTATAACCTTTTTCCAATTTGCCATTCGTATTTCCTATTTCTTTTATATAAATATATGTGTACTTAAATTAATCTAGTCCTACAAATAAACTAGATGATGTAAAATATATTGCACCATGTGGTGCTGTTGTTGTTAGTTCTTGTGATTGAGTTGCAAATATAACTACACCACTTTCTGATACTGCTAATATGGGAGCAAATGATGTATCTCTGATTAAAAACATTGTTGGTGCATCATTAGTAATTGTAACAGCTCCGGATTCTTTAACTGTTAATACTTCGACGCTGGATGATTTAATAAGAAATATATCTCCACTTGTTCCATTAATATCTAAAGATCCAGTTATTTTAGCATCTCCAATAAACGGAAACGGTGATGTTGAATTTAATGCATGGGAGGCAGTTACTGCAAATGATGAGGATATATTATATAAAGACCCCGTTTGTATTTGTCCCGGTCGAATCTGTCTAGCCATTATTGCCATCTCCCATTAATAATAATTGCATCGGTATCTATAATATCATAACCCAATACATTAGTATCAAATACTATTGTTTGAATTGTAGCATCATTTGGCGTCCAGGTGTATCCACTACTATCAATATATTGTCCATTAACATATATGTCAAACTCATTTACATTTGCAAATTGTAGATTGGTTGGATTAATTCCTGGTTTTGCGTTTACTGTTACCGTAGTAGCAGATACATATGTTGCAGTTTTATCTGTTAATGTAGTTAAATATGTTAATACATTACCATCTATTGTCGTACGACTACCGCCGGCGCCGTTAACAATTACAGTGCCGCCACCTACAATAGTTTGTGATGAATTTAATAATTGAGTAGGAATTTTTGTTGTTTCAAATATATTACTATCAATATCAACAACTGTTTGAAATACTAATTTTTTTACTGAATACATTTTTTTCAGCGTAGATATTTTAGTTTCGTGTTCTGATAACAATGTTCCATGTACTGTTAATGGTATTGTGGCTCTAACTAATCGATCTTCTCCTACCGTATTAACCGTTTCGAAACTTACATTTCCAATTATAGTTTCATACCGATTTTGTTCATTTCCCCAAGCAAATCTACCATATGGTAATATTTGATCTACCAATTCATTCATTTGTGTAGTAAAATCACACCAGAGCATCAAGTCATATTCAATAGTAACATATTTGGGAACGTCTACTACATATACTTTTTGTGATTTCTGTTTAGGATTTGTTGGTATAGGAAATAGTTCATCTTCATATCTATTTCTACTATTATATTTAGATCGATAAATTAAACGATTATCAGTTAACTTTCTATTAACATCTAAACCTTTTCTGTTGTCACGTTCTGACATTGAATTTCGTTTAAGCATTAATAAAGGAGATTGTAACATTCCTTTTTCGTCTCGTATATATCCTAGTCTACGAACATTATCCCACTTTTCACCATTAGCAAAAATAGTAGGAACTGATATTAAATTTTTATTTGCTGTAATTTGAGGTTCAATTTCATTTTCAATATACCATTTTACAGCATAATCAATATCATATATAGTACGAGAAGCACTTCGAATTACATCATCATCACGACGTGTCTGTTCCGATCTATTTAAGATTGGATCAGCTCCTAATCCATCTGTTCTATCTGGATTTGGTTTATTTGTTTTTCGATCGATATTTTTTCTATTATACTTTGGCATTAATCTCCTTTATATGCAGGTGAATTATTATTACCACCAAAACGCATATCTAAAATACCTTGCGGCGTTTGTCTAGTTGCATGTGCATCAACAACTACTGACACACTATATCCATGATCTGTTCCATTAGGCCATGTTTCAGGATTTTTACCTACAAAATATTGATTAGAATCTACGTTGTCTAATTCAAAATATTCATTATCCCAAAAAACAATATCACCCACTTCTGGATAAAAGTCTGCTTTTACTAGAATGTCTCGAGCGATAGCAAATTTAGAAGTACGAGTATATGTATGTCCATAATCATCCATACTAGAATTTTTATCGTCTTTAGTAATTAGACATGGAATCAATATAGAGTCATAATATGATTTAGATTCAGACTCACCGTATAAATTCGAATTCGATGACTCAACAACAAGTTTATAAAATTCAATTTCTGTATCAATGACAGCGTTTATTAGTTCTGAATTAATTGAAGCTAAAAATTTAGCATCCCTCTGACCTCCAAACAATGCCATAATCTACCTCCTATCCTACATATATTTTTAATGGAACTTTTCCTAATATTTCCATTTGTTGTGTTGCTTCTGTGTTTTGCCTTGTTAACATCTGTTCTTTAGTTAACTTGTCTAAAAATTCTCTAAGTTGTGTTATCAATGCTTCTTTTTCAGACTGTCCTTGTGTCACTAAATCACTACCATTTAAGGTTACTTCTCCATTTGGTATTGGAACTGACGAATATTTATTACGTACATATCCCAATGTCTCTTTCACAATGGCAGATGCATATCTATATATCCAACTACGGCCCATATCATTAATGTTAGCGTATTTTTGATATGAATATGGTATATTAGATGCGTCTGACACTACCCCGTTTAGAAGTGCGCTATTCCCAAATAACACACCGCTGTTAGTTTTATCTTTTTCATATATAAATTCAAACCAAACCTTATCATAAAATGGAGTAGATATTGTTCCCTGAGTACCAGGTACTGGATATAATTTAATGTCATCTCCATGAATCTCAAAAGAAAATGCTGATTTACGTATACGATCATTAAACTCAATACCCTGTATACGGAACAAATCCATATGTAATGGCATCATCATAAAGTTTACACTAGGAGAAAATCCACCAAAGTCAAATGCATCCATCATGTTTTGTGAACCCATACCTGTTCCTACAAATGGATCAAAGTATCTAACAATTGCGGGAGGTGGCGCATGAAGTACTCTACGTATCTCAACGCCGTTATTATCTGTTATATCTACTCCTAATGACGCAGATACAGCATCTCTAATACTATATGTTTGTTTGCCGTCTACAACATCAATTGATGCACTATACCAACGCAGATCACCACCTGAATCTGCTTCTGTACCATATGCTTTTGATAGTCTGGTTATGTAGCTTAAATTGCCCCCTACTAATGCTCCGGTAAATCCGTCATTAGTTAAAAAATCAGATCCGGTTTCAACACCTAATGTATTTATTAAATTATTAACAATATTAATTTGATTTACTTGATTAGAATATTCAATAACAGCAGATTCAAAAGCTGTATAAAAATTTATATCTATTAATTCAACATCCATAATTGGATACCCAACGTTATTTGCAGCAAATTGTGCAAAACTGTCAGCTTCTGATTGGAATGATGTATCAGTATCAAAGAAACCAAATGGAGTTTTTCCGGGGCTAAATGAAGAGCTTCCGGGCCATATTGGTTTATTTTCTGAGTAGTCCATTAATATCCTTTATAATAAATATCAATACTTTTCATTTAGAAGGTTCAAAATCTCTTCTAAAGATTCATGTCGATGATTATCTGTTAAAATAGTTTCATTTACGTAGCGTGATTCTTTGATTTTTGGAACATCATGGATTGCCGAATCATTTTTAAATTTTAAATCAATTTGATACCGATCTCCACATAATATCATAGTAGACCCCTTCCCTAATCTACTCAATACCATTTGTAATTGTTGTTTAGTTAAGTTCTGAAACTCATCTACAATACATATGGAATTATCAAAAGTACGTCCTCTAAAGTGTGCTAGAGAAACCAATTCGATATTTTCTTCTTTTTCCATTTTTTCTAATAGATCTGGTTTATTATATACCTTTCGCATATTACTTCTGATTGGAACTAACCATTCGCTCATTTTTTCTTCTAATGAACCTGGTAAAAATCCATTATCTTCTGTTGATACTGTTGGTCGAGTAATTATAATCTTATCTATTTCACGTTTAAAATATTTGTCTAACGCTACTTGTACTGCTAATAATGTTTTACCACTACCAGCTTTACCTAATATAAAATTAAAAGGCGTTGCTAATATTTCAGCTTTTGCTTGTTTTTGTTCTGCTGATAATGATATAGAAAATTTAATACTATTTTTTGGAGGGGTTTTGACCCGATTTGGTGTTGGCATTTTTATAACCTTTATTAACTTAATTTTGTGAGTGTTGATTGTCTGTAAGATAGATCTGTTAATGTTTCTATCTTGCCTAAACAAATTTGTCGAATTGCGTCAAATGTTTGTTTTGGTGGATACGGACTTAGAATTTTAATTTTAATTAATTCTTTTTTTGGCCCTAAGTCTTTTTCTATATGTACCATTAAAACTAAACGTATAGCTCGTATACGGTCTAATACATCTACTAGCCTACCTTCATATCGAATATCGGCAAACATTTCGTATTTTATTCTTGGAACTGCCATATTATTTCTTTTTTATATAAATATCAAAAACAGTAAAAAAGGGGATGACCGAAGCCACCCCCTTTAAACTCAATTATTAATTCTTTAAATCAAAAAGTGTTTAACTATTTAAATACTAAAGAGTCTCTAATCCTTTGACATATACTTTTCCGTAGAATTCTGGACGAACTACTTTCTTCGCGTAACGTGTCATAACACCTTTACGTGGAGTGAAGTTTACCGGATCGTATACCAATGGAGTCATGATAAGAGGTACATATGGAGAGAAAACTGCTCCAGTCTCAAGGAATTGTGCTCCTCTGAATCCCATTAGGATTACATTCTCTTTCATGTATGGGTTTTTGTAAACTGTGTAACGATTATTGATTGCACCAATCTTTTGTACACCAGCTGCAAATTCCATTTTATTTCCATCTGTGTCTGCAGCAAATCCAGGAATAGATTCTAGGATAGTTGCCACTGCTGGAGATGTTACTAAGAAGTTAGCACCACCACGCAATGTTTTTTGATGAATTTTATTTGAAACTTTTTGCAGTTTAGTACCAAGAGTTTGGAACCATCCGCCTTGAGTGTTATAGAACCCACCAGCGCCAACTGCAGCTGCAGCGTCGAATGATGTACCGTTCCAGAACTCATTGTTTACTGCTGACCAATACTCAGTAGTTGGAGCAGAAGAAATCAACATATCAAGAATCTCTAAATCAATTTCCATTGATACATACTCAGACAACATTGAAGTCAATTCTGCTTCAGCATCGATTGAGTGGTAAGCGTTAAGATCTTGAGCAAACTCAGGAGTCCAAACAGCTTTTAGTTTTCTTGTCTTAGCAACGATTGGCTCAGACTGAAGTTCCAAATTAACTTCTGGAATATCAATATCAGTACCATCATTAATACCAGATGTTCCTGATCCTTTAAATGGATCTTTATCTTCAAAGTCACCTCTAGTTGTATCCGTTGGTGCTTTGCTATAATTGATATTTAATTCATTTCCAGTAATTGCATTTTGGATAAGATCTGCTTGTGATGCAGTTACAACAAATGATGCAGTAAAGTTAGCGTCAATCGTTGAAAATGCTTGTACAGGAATAATTTCTGTAGATCCAGAAATCAATGTAAATGCTCTAACAGCTAATGGATCAGCATCTGTTGGTACTGGTACTGTTAAATTAAAATACTGTCCTGAATTTGCAGTGTAAAGTGAATCGAAGTTTAATGATGCACTTGTTGCTGCTGCAGCAGAAGCTCCGCCACCTGCATTTGAACCAGTAGATGCACCAGCTGAAACTGTTGCTTTAACGCCTGTTACGCTAGGGATTGAATATCCAAAACGACCAGCACCGTAAAGACCACCTGATGGGTCACCTGTTGTATTAGTTACACCAAACATTGAATCGTCAGCTTCTGGAGAACCGAATGGGTGTCCATCACCTTCTGCGTTATCATCGTCAAATCCTGGTTGAGCTGTACCATATTTAAAGTCTAAGTAAAATACTAGACCTGATGGCAAGTTCATTGGTTGTACAGATACAAATTCTTTAGCTGCAAATTCAGCAAAGATTCTTCGTACCAATGGAAGAGCAACTCCTGCCCATTCCTCAGAACCTGCTGCTGTACCTGTAGCAGATGATTCTTTTACTAATTGTCTTGCTTGGTTTTCAAGCAATGTAGCCATTCCGGCTTTTTCTGTCTCGTTTGAGAGACCTTCTAAAAGACCTGTTTTTTCCCATTTAGAAACGTGTGCTTTCACAGCTGTTCTTTGAGAAGCGTCTGGACTTTGTAATAATGAATTAAGACTCATTTTTCTTTTCCTTTTTCTTTTTTTTAAAATTAAATTACTTTAAACCCGCTAGTTTCTTCCAACGGTTGGCTTGTTCGAAGCCTTCAGTTAATACCTGAGTTGTTTGTTTGCTTGGAGCAGTAGTAGCTACTGGACGAGATGCCATTGATTTTGATTCTTTAACAATTTTCTTTCCTGCTTTACGCGTTTGGAATGATTCTGCTAAAGTACTAAATACTAGTTTTGCTTCTCTTGTATTAGCTGCTCTGTCAAAGTTTTCAATCACTTTCATTTTTTGTGATTCGCTCAACTCAAAATTTCGGAACAATTTGTTTGTGTAAAGAAGTTTTGCATTTAAAAGATTAACTTCATTAATAACTGATTTAAGATGCGATACTGTTTTATAAGCTTCTTCAAGCTCTTCTTTCATTTCTTCATCTTTTGCCTCATCTTTAGCATGAGCCATCTCACCAATTTCTTCTTCTTCTTCTTCTTCTTCTTCTGCTAAGATTGCCTCAATGAGTTCTTCAATTGAATTATTAGATTCATACATACCTTCTTCAACGTCTTCTTCTTCATACATACCTTCGTACATACCTTCTTCAACGTCTTTTTCGTCGATACCTGCAGCAGCTGCATCTGAATCTAAATCTTCTTCAAGCTCTCTAATGATTTCTTCAAGATCCATGTCGTCATCATTCATGTCGTCAGCCATGTCGTCAGTCATTTCCATTTCTGGTGACACGTCGTCTGTTTCAGCTGGAAGCATATCATCCATGTCTTCTTCATCATCCATACCAATTTCACCCTCTAGATCATAATCACCGTCATTGTCTAAATCGACAGCAACACCAACCATATCTGGAGTTTCGTCAGCCATGTCTGAATCCATATCCATGTCATCCATGTCATCCATACCCATTTCTACCTCTTCACCATCTACCATGTCTTCATCTTCTAATTCATTCATTAGTTCGTTTTCGAGCATGCTTTTGATTCTAGGTTGAAAAGCTTCTTGAAGAGCAATCTTTGCATTAGCTAATGCAGTTTCTTTAACCGCTTTTGCGTCAGCAATTGCTTCTTTTAGCAAATCTGATTTTGCCATTTGTTTTCTCCTTAAATTTGTTTTTTGGAAATAAGATTATTTGAAATCTTAATAGAATTTGTTTTTTATAGACACTATATAGAGATAGCGTATTTCCTTAATAAATATAAGGCTACTTAAAAAACAGTAAAAAAGTCCTAACATTTCTGCTAGGACCTTATAATATATAATATAATATGCTTAATCGTCTCGATGCATATCTTTAATTTTTTGTATATACTTTGCTTTAATCATTTTTGCTCGGTGTTTTACACTAGGCTTTAAAAACGTACGATTTTCTTTAATATGTTCTAATATTCCAGAATTCTTTATTTTGCGTTTAAAATTCTTTAAAGCAAATGCAAGATCTCTATCGTCTTTACCTGTTACGGAAACAGCATTTGCATTTCCTGGTACTATGCTTTTGTGGTACTTTTGGTTTCTACTCATATAACTTGTTTTAAAATTTTCTTTGTTTCATTTTTTTAGACTCTTTACTCTTAGGTGCTTTAAAAGCAAACTTTAAAAGTTCTGGTAATTGAGCAAAGTAGCCTTGAATCTTTTGTGATTCTGTTCCTGGATCTTCTCCTAATCTAAAATAAAAATATCCCGTACGGCCTGACTTTGACTTTTCATGTGATATAATAGTAAAGCCTTTTTTAGTAGTCCAACGTTGAATATCCTTTGCAACTGCGTTAGCTTCTTGTGGGTCTCTTAATTGATATATAACATGTCCATTGTAATCAGATAAGTTATTAACTAGTTGAGCTTCTTCTAATTCTGATTCAGCTAATCCGGCATCTTTCATTGCGTCGCCTAAATCTTCAATTGCATTAGTTGCATCTTCGATTTCTTTTGGATTTGGTATCTTTGAATTAGTTTGTTCTTTTAAACCAAAAAACTCTTTATACATGTTTTTAAACTTACTCATTATCATTCTCTTATATTATATAAATAATTAGTTAAATCTCCAAATTATCCTACTTCAAAATATTTTTGAATACCCTGAGCTATATCTTCAAATGCAGCTTCCATTCTACGTTCTTGAATCATTACTTCATTTGCAGATGATTGAAATGCCTTAAGTGCTCCAGATACTTCTTTCATGTGTCTACTAGCAGATACTTTGTCAACTAAATCTTCTTTTTCAGTAACAAGTTGTGAAGCAGTTTCAACTATACTAGAGATACGTTCTACAATCTCTTTTAATTTACCATTACTATATACAGACTCACCCATCTGCGAAAATGTTTTTACTGCTTCTGCAAATTGCTGTTTTTGTTCATTAGTTAATGGTGCAGGTCCTTCACTAAACACTGTTTGTTTGTCTTCATTTAATAGATCACGCAACGCTGTTAAATTTTTATTTTCAAATTTCATTTTATATCCTACATTTACCATCTTCACATAATATTGATGTGATTATGTCATTAACCGTTTTATATTTATTAGTTATACCTTTCTCAACTGATTCTTTCATTACTCCCATAAATGCTCCATGGGTAGATGGATTTGAGACAAAGTCCCAACAAATCAATTCAAAGTCATCCTGCACTTCTACTACGCCTTCATTTCTAAGTTCTTTTACACTACCCAATCCTCTACTAGAAATACCTAATGTGATGCCTTCTTTAAATAATGACTTTAATATTTTACCAGATGGAGTATCTAATACTTGAACGGTTCCTTTTAGATCATCGCCATCCCACCATATTTTTAAAACATTATGAGATACATTATTTAAATTCACAACGCTAGATTCTGGATGATCTAGTTCACCTAATGCTCTATTCTGATCTATATACTCACGTTGATATCGTTGACATTCACGCATTAAAATATTTTTAGGATATACTCTGCCGTTTTGATTTTTAGCACCAGCTCTCTGTAAAACGCCTTGCACTACGAATCCTCCTGGTATGCCGTATTTTGCTCCGTTTGATTCATTAAGTGAACCAACTGGTTTAAATTGCATGAAGTCTTCTAATATTAATTTTGACATTTTATTCTCCTAATGATCTAACTCGCTCTGATATTTTAATTAATCGCTCTGATATTTTTCCTAATGCCTTGCTAGTACTAGGACCAAATCCAGAATGTGATATTCCTGATTCTGTTTTTAATCGACTAGTATATTTAATAGTTTCTTCAATTTCTTTCAATTGTTTAGCTACATTTTTAATAGATTCATTTACTTTTTTAGCAGGACTCATTTTAGGATCACTCAATGCAAATGTTTTATAGCCTTCGATAAGACGCTCATATTTATTATCCATTGCTTCCTGGACTCTTTTATATCCTAATGCTTCAACAGTGTCATCATCAGCTTTACCAAATGCTTTAGGCGTCATATATGCCCCAGCTCCTGCAGATGTAGAAATTTCTTCTAACTCATCTTCATCTTTATCGCTTAATGCTTTCTTCATTGACTCTTCAGTATCGCCATCATTGTCAAAATCTAAATAATCAGGCTTAGCAGCTTCATTTTTTTCTTTTGCTGCTTTTTTCATTGACTCTTCAGTATCACCGTCGTTATCTAAATCTAAAAAATCTGGTTTTGCTTTTTTTTCATCGAGTGACTGAAAGCTTTCTTCTATTTGTTTTAAAAATGATTTCATTATTGTATCCTATTTAATTCGTCAATTAAGTCCATATAACGCATTAATGATACGATATGGGACTCATTTAAACGTTTCATAGTTTCAACATTACAAAGCATCTCTGAGAGTCGTGTGACCTTAATTTGTGTTACTTTGTCTGTTATGTGTTTAGAATGTTCTGCTAATTTATTTTTTAATGATGGTATTATATCGGATATATATTCTTTTAATGCTTCGGTATCATTAACATTAGTAATATATTTATTTAACAATTGTTTCTGAGATTCTGACAATCCTGAATATTTTTCGTTAAATTTATCAATCATTAACTTATATGTTAATAGACGTGTATCTTTTTCTTGTTTAGAGAATTCTTCAATAACAATATCTTTTTGTGTTTCTGATTTTCGTTCTATTAATGTGTGCTCTAATACAGCATTTTTACATTCCATTAATTTTTTAGGATTATCAGAATCTTTATATTCAAACAACATGTATATTGATGCTAATGCTTTGTAATTATTAATATGTATTTTAGAAACACGCTCAAATATAAAATTTTCAGATATTTCTTTAACTAGATTATATCGTTGTCTTTTTAATGTGCTCTGGTTGAGTCGGCTATATGATTCTCTAATAGTTCGCATAAATTCTAATGCTCTTGCTTCAGATTTATGTTGTTCTTTAATTAGTGAATTATATAAATTAAGTTCTTTTGATAGTTCTGTATTTTTACCGAAATATTTTTTGATAATATCAATTGTTACTGTTTTATCAGATGACATTGTTTCTGATGTAAGTTTCCTTACAAGCATCTCAAACAAGATACCGGTGTTTTTATATTTCGAATGTTTCAATTTTTTCATACTGGTGCCAGTAGTTTTATTTATTAATAAATATGGACAAATTTATAAAATATTGTTTTCATCTAACATTGTTCCTGAATCTGTGTCTTTTGTTTCAGGATTTATTGTTTCTGCTATGATTTTTTGTCTTTTTTGATTCTTAAAATAATTTAAAACATTTTTCTGTTCAGATGTCATTGATAATTTTCTTTGACGTACATCTGGCTGAAATGCATTTGTTTGATTTTTTATATTAAATGCTTGATCTAAAGTTTTCTTACCAATTGGATCCCATCCAAATTCATTAGCGTGCTGTCCAGATTTGATTCCCTCTTTAGGTCGACCACCTTTATCTTTTTCCTCAACATCGTCAGAGCTCATATGCATTGATGCTAAGTCGTGTGGTGTTCCGTATGATGCACCTGTTATAGTTGGATCATTGCCTTCTTGTTCAATTTGATTTTGACGGAAACGTAATTTTAAATCTTCAATAACATTGGTTCTTTCTTGTAACCATTGTTCTTCGGACATATTAAATATGTATTCATATATGTATTTATCTGATACTAATTTACTGTCTTTCATTGTATT